AGAATCGAATGGTGACGGGAAGCCCGCCGAGGCTCCAGCGGTGGGAGCGTAAATGTCGAATAGTGATGTTGAGAACATCTCATATGTGGCGGTGGCTTCCGCTGCGTATGGTGACCTCACCGGGCTCGATCAGGTCAACGACGGTTGTCGTGGCGGGTATTTCACGCTTGATCGTACCGCAGCCGGAACGACTCTTGCTTTCCCTATCGTTCGGATCGAAGGCAAGATCGTCGGGACGACAAAGTACGTTGAACTTCTCAGGTTCACGAACACCACGGTGCAGACCGGAACTAACACGATGCTGATGCATCCTGATGCCTCGACTTTTGGTGCTAGCACCATGGCCGCAACTCAGATGAGCGCCATGCTGCTCCCGGCTGTGTGGCGGGTTTTCAGCACAAACACCAGCACTGGAACTGTCACCTGGAGTCTCTCCGCGAGTCTGATCAAGTAAGCCGTGGCACGTACGCCCGTTCGGATCACCGACGAGTCAACGGATACGGTTGAGGTTCGGGACACGCTCCCGTCTTCGACGGCAATGGGGCTGGTGGTTCGTGTGGCGTCGCAAGCAGCCGCCATCGAATCGCTCGCAACGACCGCGGCGGTCACGAACGTGGCTTCTTCTACTACTTCGGGGACTTTGTTGGCCACGAACGTGGATCGCCATTCGTTCTATGTGCACAACGATAGCAATGCCGTTTTGTTCGTGAAGTTCGGCACCGGGGCTTCTGCCACGTCATATACGGTCGAGTTAATCGCCGGTGCTTTCGAGAGGTTCGAATATCCGTCTTACACTGGTGCGGTCTCCGGCATCTGGGAGACAGCGAATGGTTTCGCCAGGCTGACAGAGGTGACCTGATATGCCCGCCGGTTCATCAGTCATCGACACGGGAAATTCGTCTACGACCCTTTTGGGCGCCAACGCCACGTTCACTGGGATCGGCGCCGATGTCATGAATTTCAATGGCATTCGCCTGTATGCAAGACAGTCTGGTGGCAAGTCCGCTGCTCTGGGTTTCAAGTTGCAGTGGTCTCACGACAACATCACTTTCCGGGATGTCGGCGCCGACCAGTTCACAGTGCAGAATTCCACCGTGTTTTCCATATCCCGTCCGATCCGGGCCAAGTTTTATCGGGTTGTCTACACGAATGGGTCGTCCCCTCAGGCTGGTTTTCAGTTGCAGACAACCCTGATGGCCGGTACCGACATTTCGACCACCATCGACGCTGAGGCTCGTCTCCTGCCCGCCCAGGAGCGCAGCGGCCGGGTGGGGGTTACCGGGTCAGTCGGCAACGCCAGCACAGACCAGGACATCGTCACTGCCCAGGGTGGCCGTCTCTATATCAAGACGATCGTTTATTCGGCGTTCAACAACGACGAAGCGTTTGGTCAGTTCCGGATCAGGGACAATGCCATCGAGAAGATCCCATTCATCGTCCCGAAGCAGGTAGCCGCCGACGCCGCCGTGCCCCACATCGCCGGGGTGATTGACTTCGGGGACACGCCAATGACATTCAACACGAGTGTCCGCCTGGCGTTCGTTTCCAGCCCGGGCCTGTTCGTCAGCCTGGCAGTTCACGGCTATGAGGAGTTTCTGATCTGACATGGCTGCCCCGACGAATCCCCTGTCGGTTGACGACAATGGCGGGTCGCTCACCGTAGATGGCACGGTGGCCCTCGACAGCGCCACCCTCACGGCGCTGGAATCCATCACCGTGCAAAACGGTTCTGGTGCATCAGCGGTCAACATCCAGGATGGTGGTAATACCATCACGGTTGATGGGACCGTCTCTGTCACAGAACCCGTGTCTATTGACGACAACGGTGGAAGTCTCACTGTCGACTTCGCCGGGGGCACACTCAACAACGGTGCCGAAACTTCGGTTACGGGAACCGCTGGACAGGTGTTGGCTTCCAACGCCAACCGTAAGATCCTCATCGTCCAAAATGTTGGCAACACGACCGCCAGAATTGGTGTGTCCGGCGTGACTGCCACCACGGGGATTCAACTCGTCGCCGGTGGAACTCTGATCTTGGATTCTCCACATTGTCCCACCAGTGCGATCTTTGCCATTCGGGAGAGCGGAGCCAACACCACGGTTTTCGTCACGGAAGTCACATGAGCAGTCTCTCTTTCTCTCCTGATTCTCCTCCTGCTTGCCGGGTCTTTCACGATGCCAATCAGTCGATACCCGACGATACCGAAACCACGGTGGAGTTCAACTCGGAGCGCTTTGATAACAATACGATGCACGACACGGTGACGAATAACAGTCGGATCACGTTCACTGACGCCGGCCTGTATCTGGTTGGATTCCATGGTAGGTTTGAGACACGATCTACTTATTCGACAACAGTCCCTTTTCTCCGTCTCAATGGAACGACCTATATTGCTGATGGTACTGCTGAACGAAATGCAATCGTCCCATCTTCAATTGGCGTCACGACGTTGTATCAATTTGTCGCTGCTGATTTTGTCGAGGTTAGGGTGTATCAGAACAACACTGCTGTTGCTGCCCGTAATCTGCTAGCAGCAGCTGAGTCATCCCCCGAATTTTGGGCTGTCCGGGTTGGGTAAGGTTGATCCTCGCCACCCGCTGAGCGAACTCGACCGGATGCTAATGCTCGGCTGAGAAAAGGTAGACTAGAACATGGCATACGGCGGAGTCCCCGCGACAGACCAGTCGGACGCTGTCCGGCTGCTAGTTGGTGACATCGGCGCCACCACCAGCGTCACCTATCTGGATGACGCCGATTACGACTTTTTCATCGGCGAAGGTGGCAACATTTACGTTGCCGCACAGTTGGCCGCGAACAGTCTGGCCGCCCTGTTCATGGGATCGGCCGCCAGTGCCGGTGCATCCGGCTATGTGGAGAAGCAGGTGGGTGACCTGCGCCTGAAGAAGGCGGACGCCAACCAGATGGCACAGTCGTACCGTCAGCTGGCACAGAAGTTCAGTCGTATGGCCGCCAGCAAGGTGGCACCCTATGCGGGTGGGATCACCATCTCGGACAAGCGGTTGGATGAGGACGACTCGGACAGGGTGAAGCCGTTCTTCACACGGCGCCTGTTGGACAACCCCAACGCCGACAGCATGTCCGGCGGTGGCAGCACGAGCGGCAGCACCTGATGTCGTTCGAGGCGAATGTGTTCCTGTCCATGATGCCGTCGACTATCAAGATCAGCACGAGGTCGGGCCACAACAACTATGGCGAGCCCACGTTCGCTTCGACTACCACCAACTTCCGTGCGAGGATCGTCGAACGGCGGGAATTCATGCGGACCGCCACCGGCGAAGTGTTGGAACAAACCCACGTCATTTGGTGCAGGAGTACGGGCGCGACGTCGATCACCACAGATGACCGGCTGACCATGCCCGACGGGACCACACCACAGATGCTGTCCGTCGAAATGTACCCGGATGAAGACTTGGAACATCACCGGAAGATCATCGTGGGCCATAGTGGCTAGCAAGTTTGAAATCGCCGGGTTGGACGACCTAAAACGGGCGCTGCAAAAAGCGGGCGACCTGGCCGACAAGGCGCTGATGGCAGCCATGTTCGAGGAACAGTCAGCTGTTATTACTGCGGCACAAGAGATAGTCCCCGTAGATTTGGGCACTCTTCGTGGATCTGGCACGGTGCTGCCGCCCGAGCAGCATGGGCAGCGTATCGAGGTGACCGCAGGGTTCGGCGGGGCGGCGGCAAAGTACGCCGTCATTGTCCACGAGAAGATGGGCTTACACCATCCCGTGGGCGGCCCGAAGTTCCTCGAGCGGGCGTTTCTTCAGAGGGCCCCGAAGATGGCCAGCAACCTGGCCCGTCGAGTGGAGTCAGCGTGGCAGCAGCTGCGGGTGTGACCGTCGTTTTTAAGGATCTGCGCTGCGCCTGCCATCGGCTGATCGCCCGCGTGTCCAGCACCAGTTCTGCGCGCATCGAGTCGAAATGTCCCCGCTGCGCGAAGGTGTCGCTATTCCAGGTGTCGACGGGGGCGAGATAAGTGGGGATGGTGGAGGAAGTCGCCACCTTCCTCGATGGTGCCAGTACCCGCTGGGCTGTCGGCACCTCGCTGTTTCTCAACTACCTCCCTGACGAACCGAATCGGGCCGGTTCGATCCTAGAAACGGGTGGCGTGGCGCCCACCCAGGTGTTCGCCGGCGATCTTCCCGCTTGGGAGAATGCTCGTATCCAGTTGAACTGCCGTTCCACGTCGAGCGCGACGGCACGAGCGGACGCCAACGCCGCCTGGTACATCTTGCAGCAGGTGGCCAACGAGGCACTGTCATCTGTGTCGTACCTACGGATCAGCCCGGTGCAGTCGCCGTTCCTGCTCGAGCGGGACGATCGTGGCCGGACCGTGTTTGCCTGCAACTATGACGTTGTCAGACGTACGACCGCAGCCTAAGCGGGGGATGTCGCCCGAGATGGAAAACGCAGCGAAGGCGGCGCAACTCAAACCGGTGCCGGCATCCGCATACGGGGACGGTGCGCTGCCGAAGCCTCGTGAAACGGTGATACCACGATGTCGTGCCTGTGGCCGGCGGCTAGCCGAATATGTGGGGCTGCCGTGGAGTATCCGCTGCCATTCGTGCAAGACAGAGTGCCGCTCAACATAGGATGCTATTCTACATATAGCCCCTGGCGGGCATGGCAGGCAGTTGGAGCGCCTCCTTAGAGCGCCACGTTGCGTTCAGGAGGACAGTTGGCCACCTTCAGGCATGGCAAGGGCGTTCGACCGCTCATCGACGAGTGGGACATGTCCGAGTTCCTCTCGGACTTTACTGTCTCGGCGTCGATGGACCCGGCGGAAGTCACCACCTTTCAGAGCAACGACCGCGCCTATATCCGTGGGCTACGGGACGTAACAGCATCGTTCGAGGGGTTCTTCGCGGCGGCCACCGCATCCACCGACAACGTCGCCGAATACCTGGATGGGGCCTTGGGTGGGTCCACCCGGTTCGTGGTGACCGTCGCACTCGAAGGCAACACCACCGGCGGACGAGCCCTGATGATGACTGGCGACATGGTCGCCTATGACATTTCGGCTCCCGTCTCCGACGTGGTATCCATTTCGCTTGACGTCCAGGGTTCCGAAGGTTACCGGGGTGGGCGGATGCTGCGACCCAACGTCGCATCGACGTCGACCGGTTCCCAGTCGGGTGTCGCCACGGCCGGGTCCACCGCTGCGGGCGGCACGACCGGC